AACGGCCTGGGCGCCGGGACCGTAAAAACTGCAGTTCACCGCAATCGCTTCGGTTTGCCGCAGCGCGTCTTTATGACTATCTACCGGTATAAAGGCCGGCGACTCGGCGAGCTGTACGCAGGTATCAAACTCGCACCACGTTAAGCCGGCGGCGGGCGTTGCGGGCGGCTGTTCGGTCCAGCGGGGCAGCACCATTTCGGCGGGCAGTCCTGAAACGCCCGCAATCCAGCGGCTTAGCTGAGACTCAAGCTGTTCATCATAGGACGGCGGCGGGCTAACCGGCACGAGATAGCCCGGCCGGGTAGAATCATTCATTTATGTTCTCCTGTAGTGATAGGTCTCAGGCACTGCTGCCGGACATAGTCCTGCAGCCCCGCCAGCTGTTTCAGGACGAGTGCGGTTCGGCTTCTGAGACGGAAATAATCCCGTTCAGCGGCGTCTGTAAGTCGGGGGCGGGCTGCATCATCCACGCGGGCGGCGGAGGCGGCGGCGGACAAAGGTTCGCAGGCGGCGGCAAGGCGCAGCCGCTTATGCCCGTCAGCCACATCACGCTGCAGATTTTCGATAGTAAGTTGGGCATCGCTGAGCTCCCTGGTATAGCGGGTATCAAGCGCGGCGATCTCACGCTGGCGCGCCCGCATGTCGTCAATCACGGTTTGCCGCAGGGCAAGCTGCTTTTCGGCCAGCGCTAAGCTTTGTTTCTGCTGCTGGTAGCGCTGGTAAAAATGAGAAAAGCCTAATGCGCCGCTTAGCAGTAAACAGCACAGGACGGCAGTAAGCGTCTTCATGCCCGCCTCCGGTGCCAACGACAAACCTCATATTCCACCTCCCGCCGGTTCATCAGGCCCTGCCATTTCCTGCCGCCGGCCCGGATCCACTGCTTCAGCGCTTCACAAGCTTTCCCCTCCTCGCCGGTATTGAGATAACGCAGCACGGAAGATTTCTGAAAAGCGGCGATGCCCACGTTGTAGCTGAAGCTTATCAATGCGGCTTTCTGGTACTCATCGGTCGGGACGGTGACGGCACGCTCAACCGCGCGGGAAAAGGGAAGCAGATCCTTATTGAGCAACTTCTCGCATTCGGCCTCGCTGTAGCGTTTGCCGGGAATAATATCCTTGCCGGTATGGCCGTAGCAGACGGTCAGAACCCCGGCCACGTCGTAATAGGCCGTGTAGCGCACGCCTTCAAGTTCAGGAACCATCACGCCCGCAAGCGTAAGCGCGCTGGCCCCGGATAAGCTCAGCAATGTTTTTCTTAAACCAGGAGACATAGTCATTAATCACCTGCCCGTCTTATGGCCTCGCTGACTGCCCGTGCCGTGGCCAGCCGCTCGTTACCGTTTTTGTTTTGCAAACCCGCCAGATAGTCCTGCAGCAGTTGCGTTCTTTTTTCGTCCTCCTTTTGTTTGCGATGCGCGTCCAGACGTCCATTGATATACGACGCGACCGAAATACCGACGCCTGCCAGGCCGAATATCATGTAGACCATATCCTGTGTCGTGATACCCAAACCGGCAGCCAGCGTCGCAAGCCACGCAAAAGCCTGCGTGACCACATTACCTGGCTGGTCATTCATGGGGGTTATCTCGCTGCTGTTTGAATCGACGTATCAGTAATGAAGGAGGTTTCAGAAAACCGTTAAATAAGGGGGCGGGATTTACCGTGGCGTTTCTCTTTTCCGCAGGCGTCCGCCTGCCCGGATAAGGTTTGCGGAGACGACCGGTAAATTCTGCGGGCTATGCTGTCCTGCTGCCGGCGAATGTTTTGATAGCGCTCGGCGTTTTGAATAATTTGCAGGCCGTACTCGTTAACCACTTCCAGCGCTTTCGCTATACGATCTTCCGGTTTGCGGTTTAAAACGAGCGGCGGGTGATTCACTGGTCTGGCGCTAATGCCGACTAAAAGCGGATTAGCTGCTTTCCAGGCCTGCTGCTTCGCCTCGCGGCGCTGACGGCGACGAGCCTGTGCGTCCATACATCCTCCTGTCAATCAACTTTGGCGATATCCTTCAGATATCCCAAAGCTTATTGCTTCGGTGTATTGACCCTTTTTCAGGGCGGGCTGTTAATGAGCGTTCACTTTCCTGTGGGTGCTGCGTCCTGCTGATGAATTGATATTGAACCAATAGTACATATTGGTCAAGAACCAAAAGTACAATTTAAGGATAAAAAAACGCTTTTTATTTTTACTTATTGATACTTAAGGGAAAATAATTCTTATTGCCCCGCAGACGGGGCAATCGGCTCAGGCGTGGCGCTTGATGGAGTGGCTATACATCACGCGGCCAATGATTTTGAGGTGCTGCTCGTTGTCTTCGCAAATCTTCCAGTCAGCATATTTAGGGTTATCTGAACGTACCAGCAGGCTGTCGTGCGTCATTTGCAGGCGCTTAACCAGAAGCTGTCCCTTGTAGAGGAAAACGTAGATGCCGTCGCCGTGGAAGTAGTCCCTGGCTATATCAACAAAGATGTAGTCGCCCAGTTCAATGGTGCCGGACATGCTGTCGCCGGTGACGGTAATCACCTTAATGCTTGAGGCGGGCCGGTGGCCGAACAGCTCCAGCGCTTCCTGGCTGTCATAAACAATATGGTTGATGGTTTCGGTGACATCGCTTGAGATCAGGCTGCCGGGCCCTGCGCTCGCTTCAATATCCAGCACGTCAATACGAAACCCCGGCTCCGGCTGCGGCAGATAAAACACCGCGGCGTCGCTAAGAGGGGCGGCAGGCTGGCTTCCCCGGCTCTCTTCGGAGAAGACGCCTTCGTTGCCGTGCTGCAGCCATAAAACATCGGCGCCTAAAAAGGCGGCAAGCTCATACATCTTATCCTGCCGTGGGATGGACTCGGCATTCAGCCACTTGCTGACCGCTTTCGAAGATACGCCTAACGCGCGGGCGATGGCCATTCCCCTACCGAATTCATCCAGATTCGCCTGCGCGCAGGCCTGCGCCAGCCGGCGGGAGAAGGCTTCACGTAATTGTTCTCTCTGCACCATAAGTACGATCTTCGCTCGTTAACAAGACATTTGGTTCAATGATAACACGTACTGAAAGTACACAAACCAATAAACGCGGTTAAATACGCATCGTTATTGGGGATGTTTTCCTTTTGTGATACAGTGCGCGCCGGCAAATTCCAGTGCTCAGACTTCCATTATATACTGTATAAAAACACATGCGCCAACCGGCGTTAACGGCTTTGACGTATTTTGTGGGAAGGCGACTGGCAGGTTGAGAGACAGCAAGGTTTTGAAATGGCGTTATTAATTACCAAAAAATGCATCAATTGCGACATGTGCGAACCGGAGTGCCCAAACCAGGCAATCTCTATGGGCGAGAGTATTTATGAGATAGACAGCGACAGGTGCACCCAGTGCGTGGGCCATTACGAAACCCCGACCTGCCAGCAAGTCTGCCCGATCGTGAATACCATTATTATCGATCCGGCGCATCGCGAAAGCGAAGAGCAGCTGTGGGACAAGTTTGTTCAGCTGCATCACGCCGACAAAATTTAA